ATGTTGATACCTGTTGTGTTTTTGCATGATAGCATTGGTTATAAAATCCCAATGCTGCTCGCTGTCGCTGATGTCAGTTTCAAAAAATTCATTGACTACGTTGTTGGTAATTCTAGCAAAGGTACTGCTTTCAAAAGGACTACAACTACGACAACTGAGATTACACAAATTACTGAATTTGATTCTAACTTCGAACTCTGCTACCTGTTTGCTCTTGATAAAATGTCCCAGCCGATCCTGCGGCATTTCAACAAAGCTGCGCAGTCGTTCACTTTGTCCACCATTGGTTTCTTCTTTAAGACAGTGCCTGCAAGCATCGGGCCATTGACCCTGTGCTTGTTGTTGCTTAATTTCAACAAAAGGATCTGAACCTTTGCTGGGCACAAACAATGCCGCATCTAGATTGCAACAGCAGGTCTGAAATATTTGATTTTTTGAAAACTCGCTGTGACGAATGTCAAGTGTGACATAGGGTGCTGGGCACAGTGCAGGATGTTCTTGCGCCCAGGCCATGCGTTTGTGCAAGGCCTGTTGAATGATATCACTCATACCCTAAAACTTTCCCCACAACCGCAGCGGTCACGCTCATTGGGATTTCGAAATTCAAATCCTTCGTTCAGTCCGTTGCGCACAAAATCAATTTCTGTGCCTTGTACATAAGCACAACTTTTTGGATCTATAAAAACTTTGCAGTCAAGACATTCAACACACTGATCTTCAGGCGCTGGAGAATCCACATACTCTAGCACATAGGCCAGTCCTGAGCACCCAGTGGTTTTTACACCAATCCGAACACCAACTCCGTGTCCTCTTCGGTTCAATGTTTGTTGTATCTTACGAGCAGCTAAGGGAGTTATTGTTATCATCTTTTGTACACCATCTTTTGCACACTGTCGGTTGCTTGTCAGTATTCCAAGATTCAACCAAGCGGTCAAACCAGGCAATAGCCGACTCTACCCCCACTGTAGGGCCATGGTTGCCATGTACATACTCACGTAATTCTGTGTTCCAGACCTGTAGAGCATTATGGTTGTGATACTGTTGAGGGTTGTGCCCTGTCCAACAACAGGGATACACATATCCATCAGATGCCACATAAACACTGCGTTCACGCACAGCCCAACAGTCAATGTTCACTTTTTTGCTGTCTGTGTATTTTGGCATTTCAGTAACCACTTTGACAATTTGATCTTGTATAAATTGATCGTTGACTTGGTCAGGATATTGCCAGTCAGTTCGTATTGAAAAAATTTTGTTTCCTTTGCGATCGTAACTGGGACCGTTGTTTCGATCTGTTTCGCGTTCTTCTAGCCACATAAATCCTAGGTCCTTGGCCATTTGATACATTTCAGGTAATTGTGGTCGATTGTGATCAAACACATTGGCCATCCATATTGCCTGACCGCCTGCATCAATAAAAGTTTTAGCATTGCGTATCACGTTTTCAAACACAGTGTCTTGACGATATAAACTGTGAGTGTCTGACAGACCATCAATGCCAAATATACCAAATACTCTGAGCTTGGCCAATCCTCTCCAGAATTCTTTGTCTCGGGCGCCACCGTTGGTGTGCACTCTTATGCTCATGTCCGGGTTGGCCTGTCTCATGTAGGCAATGATATCCAGGGTTTCTGGATTCATTATTGCGTCGCCAAAGTTACCATTGATGATAGCAATGTGAACCCTACTGAGTCGGGTCAGCGAAAATATTTTTTTAAAATCTTCAAGGCTGAGATTGGTCTCAGTGTATCCCATGTTATAAGGATATCCTAAAAAATTTCTAGGACAGAAAGAGCATCTAGCGTTACAAAGTGAGCTTAACTCTAGATGCAAATGATTGATTTCATATTGCATCCCATACTTATCAAGCCAGTTTGGCCTGTGCTCGTTGTTTGTAGTTTTCTACTGCCGCTTTGATGGCATCTTCTGCAAGTATTGAACAGTGAATTTTAACAGGGGGGAGGGCAAGCTCATCAGCAATCTCGCTATTTTTAATCGCTGCCGCTTCGTCAAGTGTGCGTCCTTTGACCCATTCAGTAACCAGCGAACTCGACGCAATCGCTGAGCCACAACCATACGTTTTAAATCTTGCATCTGTGATTACTCCGTCTTTTACTTTTATTTGTAACTTCATCACATCACCGCAGGCAGGTGCTCCTACCATGCCAGTACCTACGTCTTCGTCGCTCTTGTCAAACGATCCCACATTGCGTGGATTTTCGTAATGGTCTACAACTTGATTGGAATATGCCATATAGAATTCTGATCAATCAAAAGTTTGGCTAAACAATCTACCACGATATCTAAAAGTCACTGTTTCGCCTCGTTGTGTCACAACAGGTACAGACTCACACACAGTTCGGTGACTGATTCCGCCAGGATGAGAGTCTCCACGACCGGCTTGATACCCTACTACCCCGCCTACCACAGTGGCTATATCGCGTCCAGAGCCGCCGCCAATCTGGTTGCCAATTGCGGCACCAGCAATGGCTCCCAACACACCACCTGCGGCATTGCCCGATGAGTATGGAGTTTGCACAGCAATCTCGCGGCATTGTTGTTGATATGTAGTGATCATGCGTGGTTCAACACGCACAATTTCTGCGGTACCATAACTGTTGTATTGGGCCATGGCCAATGGGGCAGCGGCTGCAAATAGAGTAAACAAAATTGCCAAACGGGTCATACAGTTCTCCAGAAGTTAGTGTACATACTATACACTATTTAACATTTTGTGTCAACGTTAGTTGACCAATTTGATTAGACGCTGCGGTCTCGATTCATTGCCGATTTGGCCGCACTGGCCACAATGTCCTGTGCCTTGTTTACAGGCATTGTAACAGGTTCAGGTTGTCCAGCGCCTTTGAATATAATTTCATCAGAATTGGGCTGCATTGGTTCTAGTACTGAACTCAATGGAGGCTGTCCAACAATTTCTTCTATGTTATAAGGAGTTATGTTAATGTCTAAACTTTGTGCCAAGCTAATAAAAGCGTCTTTGCTGATTTGTCCACGAGAGTTGGTGTCCCTGGCACGACCGGCCAGGAACTGTACCAGACCCAATAATTCATCTGGTCGCGGTGTGCTGGCCTCAGCACCGGCAAACTCTCTAAGTCGCATTATCGTTTGGCTCGGCCCAGCGCAGCTGGTGCAGGTTCCATACCTGGTTCAGCCATGGCAGGATCTACAGGCATTTCGGCGCCCATGTCAGCACCAGCAGCGGCAGCCATGTCTCCTGCGGCAGCGCCCATGTCAGCACCAGCAGCGGCCATATCAGCACCGGCTGGTGGCATAGCAGCAGGTTGGCCAGTTACAACACCAAGGGCAGAATCAAGCTGTTGCTTGGCACCTTGGATGTTCTGCAACAGACCTGTGAGAGCGGCTGTGGCATCTTGATTAAACTGTGTGGCTTGGTCTATGCCAACTTGATTCTTGATCGAGTCAACCAGAGCTGGTAGTTCTTTGAACTGTAGTTCGCTTACATCTTCGACCATGCTTTGCATCTTGTCGACCATGTCTTGAGCAGCCAACACAACTTGAGCCTGTTGAATTTCGCTTTCGTTCAAACGGCGTGCCATTTTGCGGAAACGGCTTTCGGCCTGCATCATTGCAGCACCGGCCACTAACTTTTGTTCTTCAGGATTCAATGTTTGGCCAGCTTGACTCTTCTTAAGAGCTGCTGCCAACTTAGGATCTTTAGCAATAGCACCTTGCACCGCAGGTTTTTGTGCGGCTCCTGGCGTTGTTCCTGTTGCCGGCGCTGGAGTTGTTTGTGTTTGTTGCTGTGCTACCAAAGCCTGCTCAAGCATGACCAGCTTGAGATATCCAGGATTTTTCTCACTGTGATGACGAGCGGTGCCCGAACGATGTTCAGCTAGCAGCCCACGAACACGAGTCAGTAGATGCTGTGTTTGACGACGGTTTAGGTTGTCAAACTGAATGGTAGAGCCAAAATAACTTTCGAATACTTTAGCAATTTGTTTTGTTGGCTGTGGTGCGGCCAGTTCGTGCAGTTTCATTTGCAAATCCTTTTAGTTGCCAATATTTAGCCGAATTTAAACATTTTTCTAATTCAGAATCTAGCATATTGAAGTAATCAATTTTGCGTTGAATCTTGGTGTTTACAGACTCTGCAAAGTCTGCGTTTCGGCTATGATTAGCTAGTTGTTGTCGGCAGTGAATATCCGCTGCCAAACTCTGACGTTTGTTGTCCAATATTTGTATGTTACGGGCTAGTGCATATCTTTGTAGTCGATCCGCTACGCACCAACTCATAGCCACACGTTTGCTGCCAAAAACTACAGTTTCGTTGTTTTTGACTTGAACAACAACATGTTCTTTTTTAGGTATGATTCTGTATTTGCCAAAAGCTGTGTAGCCGCCTGAACCGTCAGGTACAATCAGTTTGTCTTGCAACTGTTTGATTTCACGATCAGCAAACTTTTCTAGCTTTTGTGTACGATTCATACTATTACATAAGTTGTGATTAACCAGGCCACAGTAGCAGTCAATGCACCGATGATACCTATGCCCCAACCAATGAGCTGATTGTTTCTTTTTTCTGACATCTCATGTATGGCATTTTTGATAGCCTCAACAGACTGAGATAAATTCTCAATCTTTTCGTCTAGAGTTTCCAGTTTGGTTTCTAGCAAACGGTAACGTTCAGCGCACAGTTCAACGTGCGCTTCTAGACTTTTCTTTTCAATGTCAGTGGTATCAGGCATATGGTCCGTCCAATGCTTTATTTATGGGCTCAAACCAAATGTTTGTATCAGGTCCTGAAGTTATCAACACTGTGTTAGACGTCTTGGTTTCTTTGAGTCCTGTGATCATTGGCACATTGTCACACTCATTGATCAACGAATCAAAATCGTTTTCCTGTCCACTTAAACTATAGACCAAGGGCTGATCAACTTCAAACTCAAAATGCCAAACACCATTGTTGCACTGTGCTGGTGCAATGTCAACTGGCTGTGTTCGCAAACTTATCAATTGATTGATAGTTTCCCAG